GCAAAAAATTGTTGTCCTCGGCCATCGCGTACAGGATCTTCTCGACCCAGGTCGGCTTCTGCTTGAGGATGGTCGGGACCATCGCGGCATCGAACGGGCGCGGAATCTGCTTGTCATCCGCGCCCTTCTTGGTCCAGCCAAACCAGTCCACCACGACAGCCGCTGCGCGCGCCGCGTTCTGGCCGTCCACGATGTCGATGATCTTGGCGGCGCCGTCGTCGGTCTTGGCGTCGATGGCCTTGTTGCGCTTGGCGGCAGCCTTCTGGTTCTCGATGCGGACCGCACGCTCGGCGGCGCGCGCCTGCTCGCTGTTGCGGCTGACGATGCGGAAGCCCGATACCGGATTGCCGTCTTCATCGAAGATCACGCCGACGTCGAAGGTGATCGGCTTGCCGGCGTCAGCCAGGATGGCGTCCAGATCGAATGCGTTTTGTTCTTGGTTCATGTTGTTACCTTTCTTCGCGGGATAAAAAGTGCCCGTGCCGACTGCCGCGCCCGCGAAGGCGACGGCAGCCGGTCGGTGCTGGTGGTGGCTTGCGCCAGTTCGTTAAGCTGCGGAGTCCTGGATGCTGACGATGGTCATATCCGATGGCATTGCCGCGCCGCCGGCGGCGTTGATTTGCGCCGTGAAGGGGTAGGTGCGCATCACGGCCTTCTCGCCGTCGTCCGGCGCATCGTCCGTCAGCTTGATTGCCGACAGGTTGATGGCGACGAAGCCGGAGTTGTTGGTCGTATCCGCCGCCATCACCGCAACCAGCGAGGTGACGGTTTCGTTGTCGTACAGCGTGCCGAGGGTCGTGCTGTCGAACAGCGCCGAGAACGTGCCAGTCACTTCGACACGGCCACGCGACATGTCCGGGTTGAAGTTCGAGCCGACGACCGGGCCGATGGCGTTCAGGTTGCCCTTGATCGTCAGCGAAATGCTGGTCACGCCGAGTTGCGGCACGCCGTTCGCCAGGACCACGCCGCGCACCGCGGTCAGGACTGGGGTTGCAGTAGCAGCGGTCGGGCTGGTCAGCATCTGCGCGTTACCGCGCGTGCGCACGCCCAGGCCCTGCGATGCCAGCTTGATCGTTGCGTTGCCGCTTGCCGGCAGTCCGATGTCGCACTGGCCGATGCGGATGTCGGGGAGCACTTCGCTTTTGCTGATGTCCGCGTACCACTCTTCGATCGTGAACAGTTTGTCGGTATGGCCCGAGGTTGGGACCATCGTCTTCTTGCCCGCGACCGTCATCACGCCGCCGGCGATCGGACCTTCCGCGACCAGGGCCGAGCCGTTCAGTGTCACCACATTGGCAACAGTGCCAGTCAGGCCGGTCACCAGCAGGTTATTGCCCGCGTTCGCCGCATTGAAGGTGCCGCCGCCCAGCGTCACCACGTCGCCCACCTTGACGCCATCAGTCAGGTACGAGCCAGTGCCGCGGGTCACGGTGTAGGCCGGACCGGTGCCGGCGATCGTGATGGCAGCGGCAGCGGTAGAGGCGCCAGCGACGAAGTCCTTGCGCAGCAGACCGGCCAGCGGCGCAGCGTAGGTACCGGGCGACAGCAGGCCGTCGAAGTCCCAGGACGTCGATGCGGTACCCAGGTTGACGCCGGTCGACTGCTGATGTTGAACGATCTCGTCATTGGTGTAGTTGGCGCGCGACTTCTTGGCGATCGAGGTCTTGCGGCGCAGAACCTGGCCGCCGGCGCCGACAGCTGGCACGCCGAGGCCAGTTTGGGCTTTCAGAACGACGATCTTGTTGATGCCTTGTGCAACAGTAGCCATGGAGAGCCTTTCGAGAAATAAAAAGGCCCGCCGTAGCGAGCCTGAAGAAACCGCGGATGAGCGGTCGAAATTAGGTGTAGATGTCCGCGTGGAACGGTGCCCGCACAACGACCTTCCATCGGTCGCCGTCGACAATGCCGCCGGACGCCTCAGGCGTCTTATCGATCAGGACCGTGACGCCGTCGGCGCCGAAGCTGGAGCCGCGCTTAAAGGCCTGGCGGATCAACTCCGCGCGCTCAGTGGCCTCCGCCGAGCCGACGCCGGTCGGGTATTTCAAATTAACCTGCAGGACGCCCGGCTCCTGGTAAAAGCCATCGCCCATCGTCGGGTTTGCCGGGGTGGCGAACATGACGTAGGCCTCTTGGTAGGGTCGTCCGGCGACCGGCGCGTATTCTTCGTTGCCGTGCACGGTGTCGAGTGGCGGCTGAATCGCCGCGAGTGCGTTCTCGAGCGCATTTCTGATTGCTGTCTGCGTCATAGCGGGTACGCCTCAAAGCCTGCATTCATGTCGCCGCCGCCAGCCTTGACGCCGTTGACTGCGTTCTCGACGATGTTGTTCCACTCGACCACCGTCAAGGCGACGAGGCCGACCGGCGCCTGGCGGGACCAGCCCTCTTCGATTCGCTTGGCGTAGGGCCTGTTGTTCGTGAGGTACTGAACCTGTCCTGCTTTAGCTGCCGCAATGATGCTTGCGTGAGCGGCCAACGTCGCAGAGCCGTCTTTGTCGATAAGACCCGGGTCGATGGTTGATGGGGCGCCGATTGCTACCTGCCACGCCCCACGAAACGCGCCGCCAACGTAACCGGGCGGGGGTGGATGCTTCCAATATGAAGCATCTCCGACTGGGGACCGCTGCACCAACCTGCTATCAAGCGTCATCAGTGCATAACGCACAATCTTATCCGCATCGCCTTTCGTTTTTTCGATCCAGGCATTGATTTGTGCCGAGAAGGTGCTCTGCGCCATCGTTTTCCTTCACGGGCATGCCCCGAGTTTTGCTATTTTGTTCGCCATTTTTGTAGCGCGGGTAGCTGCGACTCTTTTCGCCACTACCTCTGGCGACTGCGGGCCGCGCGACTTTCCAATGTTTGCCGCAGAGAGTTTTGCTCTGTGCTCTGCTGTCTTTGGTTTCCCGCGTAGCGCTTCAGCCATCTTTGCGCGAGTTTCGTTGGTGATTTTATGCGCCCTCATCTTTTCGATGGTAGATGCAGAATGCTTTTTACCAATTTTCGACCGCGACATATTTTGCCTTGCCTCTTCGGAGTGTCTCCGACCAAGATTTGCAGCAGAAATCTTTTCGCGAGTTTCAGCGCTTACTTCATGCCCCATCCTGGCTTCCGAAATTTGCCTCCGAAACTCCGGCGACTTTGCTTTTCCGAGTCCCGCAGCAGACATCCTTCTCCTTGCCTGAGGGGTATGCTTGCGCCCTGCCATTGAAGGCCCGGCAAAATGCGCGATGTTGTAGCCTATATTCTTATCTGAGCTTTTATGGTTATCAATCCAAAATTGCTCACGCTCAAGCAATTTCGCCGTGTCAGATACAAGCTCGACTATAGAAAAACGGAAGCATTCGGCGCCGTATTTGTTGTAGGCATTCTGCAGGCGCCCATTGACATGACCGTTCTTCCGCAGCTCGCGGCGATGCGAGCTCCACCTTTTCTTTAAGTTCACGGTGCTGCCAACGTACATCCTGCCGTTGGCTGTATTTGTAATTTGATAGACCCAGCCTTGCGCTAGAATAGCGTCAGCCATGATGACTCCTGAACAGTCGGATTGGTTAGAGCCGGGCTGGTGTTAGCGCACCTGTCCGGCTCGTCTATTTTACGCCTATGTACTGTGTTTTTGAACAGTATTAATCATCAGATGCCAACGATCAGGTTGTACAGCACGGCCACGCCTCCGGGCGACAGCGGATTGACGTTGCGCACCGTGTAGACCTTCGCTCCGACCTGCGCCAGGTCGCCGTGCTTTGGCTCTGGCAGCGGAGCCCCGGTTTCGGACAGCGCCGAGATGATCAGTTTGCGGTCGCCGGCGGTAACCAGCGTGCCGGATTGCGTCGTCGTGCCGACAGCGTGCGCCGATACGGCGGTGTCGATGCCCCACGCGTTGACTTCGGTCGTCACGATGGGGACCGAGCCATTTGCGTAGGGGCCTTTGGTCTTGCTCGTCAGTCGGATCAGCTGGCCATCGGCGCGAAAGGCGGCATCGGCGTCGCGGGCGTCTTGGGCGGAGCTCATGGGGCTGGCCTTTCGTAGTCGTGCGGCGGCGTCTTGTCGAAGCGCACAGCCTTGATCGTAGCCTTGTCGTCGATCAGGGCACGTAGCACGCGGTGCCAGCCATCCATGATGAAGCCAGTCTCGTCAAGAATGACCGGGTAGCTGGTGTCCACGTCGAGCGCGCGGCGTACATGATGGGCGATTTCGTAGGCCGACCCGACGGGCGTCCAGACATTCGAGCCGGAACAGATCGCGGCCAGCGGCAGATCGAAGGGCGCCAGATCTTTGGCTCGAGCGATGAGGCTTGGCACGTTCCACACCTTGTCGCCGTCGCGGAATGTGTTGTCGGCCACTGCGCAGCCGTCGATCTTGACTGCCGGCGGGATCATGCCCGCTCCAGTCGAATACCCATGCCGCCCGAGGCGAGCAGCGGCTTAAGCAGCAGATCGATGCTGCGATACCGCACGTATTCCGGGGCTCCTGCTGCGTACACGGTCTTGATCGGGCCAATGGTTTTCTCGGCCACGGTACGCTGCAGGTCGGGGGCCAGTTCTCCGGCTGCCGCGCGTAGCGCCATCTCTGCTGTGGCGCGAATGACCTGCTGCGGGACGGTGTTGTACGGCACGTATGCGGCAAACCTGCCGAAGCCGACATCATCGAGCCGCACTTCCAGCCGCGGCCAGTCGAGCGCCTGCGTCAGACTGGCGCGCACGCCCTTCCACTTGGTGCGGTACATCTGCGATAGGTAGTCGCAGGCGCGGCGCAGTGCGTGCTCTTTTTCGACGTCGCTCAACAGCGACCACTGCGAATTGCCGCGCGACTCATGGTAGGCATCGGCCTGCGCTACGCTGGCGTAGCTTTCCGCATCCGGGAGCGCCGCCCCGCTCTCTACGATCAGGGTCATACGTCACTCCCTTGGATTTGTTGGTGCCGTTATTGCTGCGCGTCGGCCGATTCGAGCAGCGCTTTCAGGTCGGCTTTCTTGGCGTCCGGGTCAAACTCGATGCCGCGGGCGGTCAGTTCGGCGCGCAGGCCGGCGATGCCTTGCGCCCTCTCCGGAGCTGCGCCGAAGCGCTCGTGCAGCTCGGGATTGAAGTCGGCTTCATTGATGACGACGAATTCGCCCTGCGTGGCTTCGTCGGTGGATTTGATGTGGATGGTGCTCATCGAGCGCTCCCAGGTAGCCCGGCTACCAAGCGGCAGCCGGGCGGGTTGAAGGGTTAGCCGCCGATCAGCAGGCCGCACAGGTGCGGGTTCGGCATTGCGACGCCCCACGCCAGGTTGACCTCGTAGCGCACCTGACGCTTCTGCTTGTACACCGCGAACTCGTAGGTGATGCCCGAGACCGGATCGGTGACCAGCATCACGTCGTCCGCGTCATCGCCGCCTTCCGGCATCGACGGGGCGCGGGTCGCCAGCTGGATGCCGGCACGCTGGAAGAACATGTTGCGGGTGGTGGCACCGACGACCGTGATTGCGGTTGCGGATGCCGGGACGGCTTGCATCAGGCCGGGCGCTGCCAGGGTGATGTTGCCGCCGCCGGCGACGCTGGCATTGCCCACCTCGACCACGTACTGGTTTACGGTGTCGCCCGCGAACTTGATGATGTCGCCGGCCAGCACGGTGCCGGTACCAGCAGCGGCCAGGGTGATGACGGTCGCGCCTTTGGCGTAGCCTGCGTTGTTGGTGGTGGCACCGGCAGCAGTGCCCGCGGCGACGTTCTGCTTGACCGCTCCCGAGGTGTGAATGTCCCAGCCCTCGACTTGGGTCAGGCGGCCGTAGCGCAGCAGGTCGTCATTGCCGGCCTCGTTGACCTTGAACAGGCCCGATTGCTTGCCGCGGATGCTGGCGATGGCGCCAGTACCGAGCACCATGTGCATATCCGACTGCGGCGCGCCGTTGTCGTCCAGGATCTTGCGCGGCTGCGCGAAGTCCGAGAGATCAGCAGCGGTGCCGAACGGCATGGTGCCGACAGTACCCCAGGCGCGCGATGCATGGACGTGCAGCGCGGCCAGGTCGTTCTCGACTTCGTTCGACAGCGTGCGCAGTGCCTGGGCGATGCGCTGCTCATTGATGTTGCCCAGCGTGCCGGCGTTCTGCAGACCCTTGGTTTCCTCGCCGGTGATGCCGAACGGGACCGAGCGGGCCTTGTTGATGGTCATCTGCACGTTGCCGACGGTCTGGTTCGGCGTGTCGGCTGCGAACGCTGCCGGGGTCAGGTCTTCGGCCT